TAGATACCCAGCCCAGCCGGGTAGTAGATGGAATCCCGCCACCTTACGCAGCCCTCGCCAGCCTGGGGATGGAAGGGGAGGCTAAGCTCGGTCTGGATGAACCGGCTGTTATCAGCATCATGGGCCCAGAGGCCGGTCCTGGTGGCAGCGTAAAGGATCGGTTCCCCAGAGCCACTAGAGGCTACGAACAGGTCAGCAACCTCATCAGAGCCACCACCCAGGGGCAAGACGGCATCATTGATCTCAGTGCCTACCGTGTGTGCCCACCAGAGCTGGCCATCAGCATCGATACCCCAGAGACGGTCATCCCACTCGGCCAGATACTTGGTGTTGGTCGTGTCTTGCGTGAAACTAGAAGCGTCAGAAGTATGCCAGTAGGAAAACGTGGTAGCGATCACCATGTAGTTGGTGCCGCCTAGAGAGATCGCAAGCGCATCTGTAGCACTGCCGTCCAGAGTCTGAAGGTTGCTCCCCCAGTCGTTATCTCCATCGTTGAACAAGTAGAGCTCAGTAGAGCTGCCATTGTTAGCTGTAGAGTAGATCTTATCCCCGAACTCGACCAAGATCCCCATGAGGTTGTCGAAAGTCTCGGTAGCATCCTCAGTGAGCGGCGCCATGACCAGGTGCCCCTGGTTCCGTAGGTTCAGAGTGCTCCACCAGGCCCGGTTCAGTGGCTCGTCTACTGCCACAACCTCTTCAGCTCCGATGCCGCCCCTGAAATCAGTCCAGGCGGCCACAGAAGCACGTAGCTGGGAGTCCTTGGTGGTATCGCCCAGGACAACCTTGCTGGGATAGATGGAAGCCAGAACCGTCTGTACCGGACCCTCGATGGGGTAGCGGACAGAGTTCAGAGATATCTCATCGATCTGGATTACTCGCTGCGTCATCAGTCGACCGTCCGAACGCCCTGGAGCATCGGCATCCTGGCTTTAGCCTGCTCTGAGAGGGCCATCCAGAACTGGGCCATACGTCTGGCCTCCCCGGGGTCAGGAAGACCCCAGGAGGCCGACAAGGCTAGGGCCGTAGCCCTCGAAATCACGTAGCCCTCGTCAACCTCACAGGTACTGTCATCAGCAGTCATTATCGCTGGCTGGTCTCCCCCGGTCAGGCGCAGAAGGTTGTAACGAGCTGCAGACCTACCGTCCAGGGTGAACACCAGGTTCCGGTTGTTCTTATCTATGCTCCAGAGATGAGAGTGCAGCTTCTCCCAGGTAGCACTGGCATCAACCACTGCCTTTATGTCATCTAACCAGACATTACAAGCGCCCAGGTCAGAATCGTATTCCAGGCCCACACTGATGATCGCAGTATCAGATTCCGGGTTGGCTAACGCCACCCGGCAATACTTCCAGGTATCAGCCGTAAGGGCAGGAACATTCAGGGTCTCTACTGGTGAGACACAGTCAGCCGTATTATCCAGGAGTAACTTGAGGTTCCCTGAACTGGTACCGGCTGCAAGGTTTATCTTGATCCAGAACTCAACATACGTGTACTTGCTCAGGTCTTTCGAGGTGATGCTATCAGTGATGACAGCCCCGGCAGATGCACCCACAACGTAGGTCACTTTGAGACTCTGGGTTCCCTGTTTCCGGTCCTGGGTATCCAGAGCAGTCGATATCCCTGTAGGAGTGGTGACTTCATCAAAGTCAGACTCACAATCGTGAATCCTGGTGGAGGTGACAGTCTTCCTCTGTTCTACCTTATTCAACATGGCGAACTGGGAAGGTATGGAATACGTGGTCGTATTCCCGTCAGTGTGGAGAGAGACGTCAGTCTCGGGGTCGTAGACCCGGCCAGTCACTTCGATGATGGCCTGGTCGATGAAGTCATTGATACGGGCAGGGTTGAACTTCTCGTCCCAGAGCTCGTATGAGACTCCAGACGCTACCGAGTTTGTGAAGGACGGGGCTACTGTCATGTCCGTCGAACTCTGGGTGTAATCCGATACCTGACGAATCTCCTCGTCATTAGTCCCAGAGGTCTGAACCACCCACTTTCCGTTATGCGCGTCATCGCCACCACGAAGAGTGGCGTCGATTACGCTAGTCCTATCGACGGTTGAAGTGGTTGACGACACATAAAGGGCCTGTAGGTTGTAGCCCACAGACACGCGAATCTGCTTTCTTGTGCGACCCTGGACAACCGGCATCTAAACACCTCAGTAGCTGCGCCGCATCTTGGTCATTCTCTTGGAGGCCGACTTAGCCTTGGTCCCGCGTTTCCGGGCCTTGGCAGCCGCCTTGTAACCGGCCTTTGTGTATGGATAACTTTTACCGCCTACCTTGGGCATCACCAATACCTGCCATGTAAGTTTTCTTTCTTGAACTCTTTGCTGGCCCGGATCTCCACCAACGTCCCGCCCAGGTCATGTTGCTGGGTCCTGGTGAGAGGGACTTTGTCCTCTTTGTTCTGCCACTCTTTCTCGGCTTCTTCACGCTGCCAGTGGCATATCTCATCCAGCTCATCAACGTCATAGATGGAATCTGCGCCGGGGATGTGGACCGTCATTTCACGGCCATTCCCCGGCTCATATATCCGGTACCGTTCACCTGGTAGCCAGACACCAAGCACCATGCTTAGTTCCTGATGCTCAGCATGACTAACTGGAAGTCAGTTGATACCGAGGCGATACCCATGGCTGTGCCGATAGGCATCAAGTCAGTCGCACCAGAGGAGTCATATAGGGTGGCTGAACCACTCTGGCCTGATACCTGGCTGACCTCGATGGCGTCACCAAGGGTCATCGCCGTAGTCCCACTGACCAGCACAGAGGCAATACCAGAAGTTTGTAACCAGCAGTAGTAACTAGCAGTAACAGGAGCAGTTGTAACACCGAGAGGACCAGTAGTCTGAGCCCCATCGCCGTCAATGATTTTAACTGCCGAGTATGGGTTGTAGAAGACTCCCCACAGCGATGCAGTTGTGAGTGCCGTCCGTATACCGTCTTCGTCTTCAATGGTGAAGATGACGGTATTATCGTCGGACGCATCGTGAGCTGGGTGAGACTTGATCCGATAGACCTCGCCTTCACCAGGGCCGTCGTTGACGACCATGTACCCGTCTTTGTACTGGTTAGCGGTCAAGTCAGTGGTGGGTACCTCGATGCTGATGGTCGTATCGCCCACAGAATGAGCTGCAGTGGTCGGTACGTCCATGTCATGTGCCGCAACCACAGCTACGTTATCTACGATCAAACCAGCAGTCCCAATCGCAGTCCCATCTTCTTTGGCGTAATAGAAGACCCGGCCATCAGGAGTCTCAGCCCGGGTACCGAGCTTGTGCTTCTGGCCTGAGGTTATTGCTTTTTCCATGCCATAACTTAGATATACCGTGTTTGGGAAAGCCATTTCAATTCTCCTTTCATAGCAGGCTCAAAGTCCTGCGATCCGCCGATATTAGGGCCTCGGCCAATCTATACAGCCCTTATGCAGCTCTGGACTTATATTCCCTGGTCCTCACAGTGGTGCAACCCTCTGTGCGACAGGGAGAGCCCATAGCCCTATTGAACGTATGTTGATGAGGTGCTGCAGAAGCAGCACCTTCATCATCGGTATCTAGCAGCCCGACAGCAGCAGCTACCTGCTCCTGGAGCTGGTCTACAGCGTCCTGGGGGATGACCGGGCTTTCGGGGGAAACTAACGTCCACCCTCTGGCCCGGTAACGCCTCATGTGGTAAGGATCAGCAGGCAGATTCGGCAAGGCAGTGCCATCTGGCTTGTACCAGGTAGCTTTCTCTCGGTTGTTCTGTATGAACGACCAGGAGAAGCCCTGTTGGGCCAACCATTGACGCTCTTCCCGTAGCTCTGGTCCTGTACCTCTAGGCATAAAGCCCCCTAACTATTAGTTATTAGTTGCTGGATTAGCAACGTCATATATGACTCCAGCACCACGGCTGTCATCGATCTCGAACGCACCGTAATCACTGGTGATCACCAGCTCAGTAGCACGGAGAGAAGCATCACGCTGTTTCTCCCGGTTCATGGCTACGCTAGTCAGGATGCCCAGAGCACCTTTGTCAAAGATAGCTCCGATCCCGTCTCCGGAACTGTCCTCTTCTATGTTTCCATCTTCAAAGATGGGAACACCAGAGAGCCTTAGACCTGTCCAGAAGGGACCCAAACGGTCTTCCGAGAAGCCAGTTGGGATCGGGCGGATAGACCCTTGCGCCACGCCAGTCAAGTCCCTATTCAGATACAAGACAGCGTTTGGATGGTGGACGATCCGTAGGTCAGAGCCGTACTTCTCAGCTTTGGCGATACCGATGACGCTCGCAACATTTTCAAGAGACAAAAACTTAGTGGCTGCGCCCAGGTTGGTACCTCCATTCAAAGCGGTAAAAAGGTCGATGATATCTCCGTCTTTCTTCCGGGCCATAGCCTCACCAAGCTG